AGACATCATGGGTAGTGTGCAAAAAGGCCTATCGATGAGAGACATGCTGGATGAAAAAAAGAAAAAACAAGCCATCGATCCATATCGATTAACTAATCCAGGATCATAAGCCCGAGGCATTTGAGATACATCAACGCCCATTTTTGACAAGTAAGCTATTCCCCCCTCATAGCTTTGTTGATCTTTAATCTCTGGAGCAACTCGAGCTATAAGATCAATGTCTCTCATTTGTTTTTCTTGCTTGGCCCTGGCCTCTGCTGCTGACATTTGCTTTTGTTGTTGACTAAACTCCGCCGCTTCACGTCCAGCGCCCTGAATTCCTGACATAGAAGCCATTGTTTTATTGCCATCAAAAGATGTTGAACCGTCTTCATTTTTAACTAGTCCAGCTTGGTATGCGGCATCGATGGCTTGTTTTTTCTTTTTTTCATCCAGCATGTCTCTCATCGATAGGCCTTTTTGCACACTACCCATGATGTCTGGAGTCTGCTGATTAAAATATATACTTGAGTCTATGCCAGCCATAATTTAAGCCTCCGCCATTGTTGCTAAAAATAATGAAAGTACTTTTGGAATTGAGATTGTTTTAAGACCAGCTTCATTTTCGACTACTAAAGTTTTACCTAATTTAGATTTTTCTAAATCTTGTGCCATTACTCCGATCCAATCACCTTCGCCGTGTTCACTATTTTTGTAGTTAAACGCGAATGCTTTTAGAAAAGAGCTCATTTCTTTTAGTTCTTCTTTAGATATTGGATTAATATTTGTTTTTAATGTTTCATCTGAGAAGTACGCCGCCGCAGCCGAAGCGCCTTGACCGATGGCTTGCCCAAGTCTATTTGTCTGTGCGATTTGATTTGAAGCGGCGGCATTGCCAACCCCAATTTGATTTCCGGCAACTTGAGCGCCGTATTGACCAGCGTTTTGATTATTTTGTGCAGTGGCTCCAGTACCAAATCCAGCAAGCTGAGAGAGTCGTCCATAATTTCTATTGTATGCCTTGTCGTATTCGCTTGAAGCAAAGTCTTGACCATAACGAGTCAGCGCCTTCATTGTCGCGCCCGAGTTGGCCATACCACGAGCTGCAGCCGATCCATTAATTGCCTTCATTCCTTCAGACATTCGAAATTGATAGCCAGGATCTTGCTGCCAATTATCCATAAATTTATTTTCTTGAAGTCCAGACAGCGCAGTCATTCCAGCTTGTCGCCATGGTTCTTGGTCAGCCCTTTGTTGATCGTAAATTTCTTTTACCGTTTGATTGGCTCTATCTGCGGCCTCTCGTTGCTCTTGGGCGGCCTTATCGCCGCTGTGATTTGTAATTCCTACGGCATCAGTAACATTGTTGATTACGTCTTTATGACCTTCAATCAAATCGCTAACACCACTTGCGACATCGTTTAGCACTTTTCCAATATCTCCACCCACGTCATAGCTCCTTAATTAAAATAATTTTTTCTTTTGTTGTACTGGCCAGTTTGAATCCAGCCTTCATAACTGCCATTAGGCTTTCGGTTGATCCATTAGCGCCTAGGTAAACAGTGCCTGTTAAAAACTTACAGCCCTTATCTTTTGCAATTTCTTCTATTATTTTTGAATAACTTGAGGCGACTTTTGTTTTTCTATGCTCTGGCAAAACGTAAATGTCTCTTAGGTAGCACTCATCACCATTGATGACATAAGTTGCAAATCCGCACTCATCCTCTATGATTTCAAATCCTTCGCGCTCTTTAATGTATTTTCCATAAAGACTAGGTTGCATATCTAGCCCCCAGCGTTCTTGCTCTGTATGTGATTTTTGAAATACTTGCTGTGCCAGTTATATTGCTAGATGTATATTGAACTTGCCCACTAGCCGTAACAGAGAATGTAATTCCAGATGAGCTAGGGCCTGGAGTTCCGATAGCGACAACATGCCAAGTTTCAGAAGTTGGTTTGTAGGCAAGCATAAACATACCAGCAGTGATTAACTCAGTAGCGCCGCCTCCAGTTGTTACTCTTTGAATTAAATATTCAACGCTTACTTGATTTATTTTTCTAGAATCAAATTGCAATCCAGTAATGTCAGCAGCCAAGACTTGATTATTTACGAGTGGAAACGAGGTTTCAATCCCAAGTGTTGAGACAACTAAATAAAGCATTCGAAAAAACTGCTGCCACGCTACTGTTAGAATTCCATTTTTATCTAATAATTGATTTTGATAGGGGACATCAAGTCCGCGACCAGTTACTACAGCCACTAGCTAGCCCCTCCCATTATATCAATTTCAGCAGACAGGAGCGTCACATGGACTGGATCTGTAATTTTAAAACTAAAAACTCTATCTCTAAAACATCCGAGTCTTCGAAAAATTACTCGAGTTTTATAATTTCCAAGTTTTCCAATGTTAGCTATTTTCTCATTTGACCAAGTGTGACCGCCATCATCGCTAAAACTTAGCATTGCCTCTGGATCATTTCCTTGAGTTTCATCGTTGAGTCCGATTCCTGTTTCCATATCAATTTGAAGTGCTGAGCAGAAAAGTAATTTTAGTCCGGATGAAACGTGTGGAAAAGTTCTAAGGCGAGTTATCTCATCTCCAGCGTCTGTGTAAACACTGTCGCTAAAAGAATAAACTTTTCGAGTTTCATAATCACCGCAAACGTGCATATCTATTTCTGGTATGAATCCAATCGTATCAACTCTATGTCTTTCCAAGACGCCTTGATTTGTATAGGCTCGCTCATGCCATAATTTAGTAGATAAATCATAAACCCAGGTTGTTTCAGTGAAGTTTAGTACATAAAACGCATGTCCATTTTTTTGATAAGTGTATGAAGTAGCAAGTTGTGGACTATCGTAACTTGATATTGCTTGTTCAATAGCATGAGTGCTGATTCTTTGAGGCGTTAGCCCTTGCATGGCAAATATTTGACCTTGCCCGAAAGCATCGCGGCCTAACCAAAAAACAATGCCCTCGATTTTCGCCGCACTAAGAGGAGCTAAACATCCCTTTTCAATGAATCCGCCTTGGACTCGTTCAAAAGGAAAGTCTGAATTTCCGGTATTAGACCAGACCTCTGTAGTTCTTTCGTTTAATAAAATTAAATCCCTAGTGTTTGCTATTATAGCAACGATGTTATCTGGATCGCCTTCAGCAGAAGCAAAGCTTAGCGCATCTACATCAAGAGATCCAAACTGTGAAACTAAGAACTGATTTGATCCGACTTGATTATAAATGTAATAGCCATCGATGGTAACAACCTGGCTTGCATCCGTTGGACCAGCGTATGAAAAGTAATCAGAGTACAGGCCGAAGGTAAAATCAGAAATAGCAGAGTCAGCGGTATCAATTGATGCAACGTAGCTGATATCACCGTCAACAATTACAGTGTAAGAAATTAAATCAGAGCCATCGGTTACTAATGCAGTCGCCGCGCTGACCTTTCCAGTGCTCGTTCCAAATGCTCTACTGTGAGGAGCCGCGTTTGATATCTGCAATGTTGTCCACGTTTCACCGTCAAACTCAGCAGCATATAATCTATTTCCACTCACAACTAAAAACGTAGGATTATCCATTGTATGATATGTATATGGATAAATAAGTCTGATAGGGCCATCGCCAATTTCAAAAAGTTCTTCTAGCCCAGGCGTACTTTTTAAATACATCTGCTGGCCTTCTTTGCCAGATCCAGATTCAATAATTTCAGGATACAGGTTAACGCATCTTTGCGAGTCCACGTTTACAGAGTTAAGCTTGTAAGATGGGCCAACAAAGCCATGAAATTTCATCGATAGCCGCCTATCTTAATGTCATAAGCGCCGCTTTGGTTTGGCAGAAAAGGATCACACGCCATAAACTCTTCAGTGGTATTTTTGCGCATGATATCGGCTTTAAGATCAGTTAAAATTTTATCTTGTTTTGGAGTTAGTTCTTTTCCGTATTCAGGCGCTATTCTTTCTGCGGTGCCATAAACAAGAAGATCCTCATATCCAGGAGGCATTTCAACAGTTGAGTTTATAGAAGAAAATTTTGTAACTGGATTTGGTGTATATAAATTCACAGCAAGAGAGCCGCTTGGCTTAGGCCAGAAATTTATTTCACCCAGTGGAAATGAAAGATTATAGTAAAGCTTTGTTGGCACATCAGAGCTAGTGCTTTTGTCAGGAATTGCAGCCCACTCGGCCTCTGTTAAAATAGAAATTGGATACTCAATACTATTTGAAACGAAATATGCTTCATTTATTGAATTGGGACGAGCGACATTCAGATCACCAGTTAACCCGATTGAGTATGTTTGCTGTCCTGATGTTAATGTCACTGACTGAACTTGATTTTCAAAAATCATAAGTCCGACATTTTTCCAAGAATCAATCATGCCGTTCATTGAGGTCAGAGCATCAGAAGCCATCGAAGCATCAGCAGTTTCACCGCTAGCTAGAACGCCTATCAGTCTTAATGAGCGACTTAGCAAATCTCTTACGGTCATTGATTAACTCCTGTTTTTTAGCCAGTTTCCTATGTGTCCGATGTATGGTTTGTTGAAATCCCAATGCGTGAGAGTAAGCTCAGGATCTAGAAATACTTTTTCCCCAAGATCTCGCCACTCTTTACAAAAATAAGAATCCTCACCGTAAAGAAAGCCGCCCGTGAAAAGCATTTGAAAATAGCAGTGCGCGTGCTTTCCGAAATGTTCATAAGATCTGTCTGGATGTGCTGCCTTTAGTTTTTCAAAAACATTTCTTGATAGTGATAAGAAGCCGCCAGGCAAAGATAAGACTTCAATTAATCCACTTCGAGTTATCCATAGCTCTGGCTTATCAAGCCATCCTACTGGATAATTTTCTTGATCAAGTTTAAATCTGTAGGCACCGCCTACAAAATCCTCTTGGTGGTGAGCTATTTTAACTAACGATCCTGGTTCAAAAGTGACATCAGCATCTAAAAATACGAGTCTATCACAATCTGAATCCATGAAATCTTGTGCGAGCTGATTTCTTCCCATGGCCGCATGTGAGCACGATGGCAAAAATCTAACTTGAAGGCTGTCGCCAGCCCCGCCCGCAACGGTCTGCTCATTTAAAAGAGCTCGAACAGTTTCAACCTGTAATTTACCGTCGTAGACAGGAATGGCGACTAGAATGTTCATTATGAGCCCGCTATTAAACCAAGACTTACAAGAGCGTTTCTCATTGCATTTCCTTGTGCCGCAAGGGTTGCAATAGCGTTTGCTATAATGGCACTGTTATAAGTACCTGTTAAAGTTAATACGCCGTTGGTTGCAGCGGCAGTTCCGCCAGACGCATCAGTGATAGCAGCCTGTGCTGCTCCAGAAGGTCGAGCAATTGGAGTTGCTGCATAGAATCCAATAAGATCAGATGAGCTCTGGCCCATTGTGAATCCATCTGCTGACTTTGGTGTATTTGTTTCATTTGATATTGCTGAAGTATTCATTTTTTAATCTCCTATTTATTTTTTTAATTTCTAAATCGCTTGAATAAGCGGCCCGATAAAATCAGGCCGCAATTAGTTAGGCTGGCTGACCAACAACTCGGCACGCAAGTTCTGGGTAAACACATTTCCATCCGCCTAAGAAATCTAAGCGGTGAATTGTTCTATGATTTGTAATGTCGAACTGAGAGCACAGAGTTAATGAAAGACCTGCGTCTTTATCAACTGCTCGAGAGGCCTTAACACCTTCAGTTGGTAATTCAAAATCAGCTGACCCGAATACGAATGCACTCTTGTGGTAAACAAGATTTTGAGGAGCTACTACACTTGCATAGCTTGTAGCATGACCGAATAATGTAACTGCGTCTTCGTCTGTAGGTGCGCGGTTTACGTTTTGATAAGCACCAGTTAAAACAATAGCAGGAGAGATCGGAAGTGATGAAATTGCTCCACCAGAAGAATTTGTGTCTGCAGTAACGACAAATTGAGCAAGCTCTCCAGTAGACACCTTAGTTTGTGGATTAACTGCGTAAACACTAGCGATCTGAATTACGTCACCAGCTTTGTAGCAATTAGTGATTGATCCTGTGATTCCATCAAGCGCGAGTGTTGCAGTACCATTTGTAGATACAGTCGTTGCGATTTTTGGAGTTCCCGCAGGGGCACCAGCAGTGTGTTTAGCAACATTTTGAGACATCATGAATTTCATGCCAGCAGCTAAGCCCATTTCGCCTGACTCATATTGTTCGGCAATGCGCTCTGATGATTGAAATAGTCCCTTAAGACCATCAACTAATGTCGCTTCAACCAATGGATCAACAACCGCACTGTATACACCTTTTGGAGCACCAAGAGCAGCGCACTTGGCTTTAGCAAAAGAAAATCCTTTCAGTGTAGAAGGAAGCGCAGACGCTGAAGGAGCGCCGACTGAGCTAAATACTTGCTTATACATGTCGATATAAAACTGAGAATCAATTTTATTCGCTAATGCAATAACTGCATTGTCGATGTAGCGTTCACGAAATTTATCGATAGAAAGTGTTCTATCTTTTTCAGCAAACGAAAGACCAACATGATAATGCTTATCAAGTGTCAACGCGACTGACTGATCAGCAGAATCTTGAATGTTGAGGGTAGCACCTTCAGTTACTTCATAGCGAGTAGGCTTACGAACGTTGATTACGTTGCCTATTTTTGCACCTGTTTTTGCAAACTCATCGCTGTATTCTTTGTTTGCACCTCTAGTAAAAACTAGTTGGTTTTTTAGAGCCATCAAACACTCTTTAGTGATGATGTCGTTTGTTAGTAGTGAATTACTCATTTTAAAAATCTCCTACAGCCGTCACGGCGTATTGGAATAACGTTTATATTTTCTAGAAAAAGCCCTATGCTCTTCTAGCTTTCATTTCTGCGCGTCTCATTGCCTCATAATCAGATTGAGAAAGGTCAGAGTCGTAAATCGTTTTGCGACTTGCGGCTGATGACTTTGATCCAACTGGATTAATTGGCGCTGGAGCTTTGCTTGTTTTTACTTCTACAGTTTTATTTGAATCAGTTTCTTTAGATAATTTGAGCTCAAGCTTTCCGAACTCACGAGCTGCGGCCATAGGAGATAAAGAATTTAGTCGATCAAGTTCTTTTTTATTTTTAGCAAACTCATAAACAATAGCGCCTGATAAATTAGATGTTAAAACGAGCTCTTCGATAGCCGGTGAAAATTTAACATCACCATGCTCATCTAAGAATTCGCCGATAACATCGTCAAAATCTGGTGTTTGTTTTTTAAACTCATTTACTCTTTCAAGATGAGCTTCATTTTGTTTTTGATAAGTAGTCTTAACCTGTTCAACTTGCTTTTCTTCTTTAGCTTTCTGCTCTTTTAGCTCAAGCTTCCAGTCCGTAATAGCTTCGATATACTCTGCATTAGTATCAAAGTCGTTAGGATCTGGCTTGCCATTGGATTGGGCTTTAGTTTCTTTCGGACTCTCGGGCAGCGGTTTTTCAGGCGTCTTTCCTTTAAGAGCTTGCTCTTTCCAGTATTCGATCTCCTGATCTTTCGCAGATATTTTTGCAGTGAGCTTTCCGATTCGCTTCTTTACCCAATTTTTCTTTGGCTTTTCACCTTCAACTGATTCATCATTTTCAGATTCATCAGCATCTAAAGATTCATCATCGCTAATTTTTGTTATTTCTGAAGCATCCGACTCTTCATTTGTTTCATCTGTGTTTACAGATACGGATTGTTTCGATTCATCAGATTTTTTATCGCCACCGGCCAGTACTGCTTTATCAGCAAGCGTTGGCTCATTGGTTTTAAAATTTGATGTTACTTCTATTGACATGGTCTACATATCTCCCATGGGTTGACCTGATGAAAGCCCATCAGTAGGCGGTTGTTGTTGGTTAATATTATTTTGCATACTCATGTCCTGATCAGGGGCAGAGTCTTCAAAATCGTTATTTATTGGTTGATCTATATCTAGAAGCTCGAGGCGTTTATTAATCTGCGCTATCTCTTGCTCTAGTAGTGCTAGTGATCCAGGAGCGCTTTGCTTAAGAAGTTCTTTTTTCAAATCAACTTCCATTTTAGCAAATTCAATTCGCTCCTTAGATTCAAGTTCCATTCGTTTTGTGTTTACGAGCTCATTTTGTTCGTTAAGTTTTTCAGTTAATTGCTGGATCATTTGATCCATTTGCTGCATTTGACCTTGAACTTCTGGTGGGATAGGTGCTTTTTCTTTGTCGTCTACGAGCCCAGGGGCTAGAGTTTTTCTTAATCTCTCAACAAAATCAGCGTTTCCGGGCCAATCAAGATTCTTTGCAATTAAATCAACTACTGCGCCCGCTTGTTGAGGCATAGCTTTAACAAAATCCATCATTGAAGCAGCGGCCTCTTGGCGCTTAGTCGCAAACCCAGGACCTGTTTCACAAGTCACATCATATTTGCCAACACTAAAATTAAATACTTTTGGTACGCCTTTATATTTAAATAATTCATGGATGCGGATTATTTCCTGCTGATCATCTTCGCCTAAAATTCTGATAGCTTGAGGCGTGTCGTAAACAATTGGAATGATATCAACTAGAATTCTGCCAGTGTGCTTAATTGAAATATTTTGATTATCTGTAAAATGGAAGTTATTTGTCTGCGCTTGATTTGCTCTTCGCTGAATTGCAATCCCAGACATTTCATTTGAGCGATTACCCATAGCCGCATCAGTAACGCCGCTTGTATATTTAATGTCTTCAGAGGCTAGCTGACTTGCTTGCGTGACGGCTTGAACAGGCGGTTCAAATACTTGACGTTGAGGCGCTGGGACTAAATGTCCTTCGTGAGTTGTTGGTTTATAAATTAAATATGGATGATTTCTGATAGCAGATGATTTCCACATGCCAGCATATTCTTTAGGAATCTGACCTTCGGCTGCTACATACGGAGCCTTTGGGGCTAGAGTAATTGTCTCTGTCTCTGTTGACTTCCAGTAGTTAAGCATTCGCTGAGGATCTTTAGAGTGTCTAACAACGCTTTCTAATATTAATTTGCCGTCAATGTCGTATTCATCACCATATGTAGGAATAATCGGAATGTATTGACCGGGAAATGTTTTTGTCTCTAAAATTTCTATTGAATTTAATTTGTACCACTTAATTACTGGTATTTTAGTTTTACGAGTGACATCTGTAGGGGTTACAAGCTGACCAATTGATTTATAGTATTCAAGAGCCTTTAGAATATCTTTCTTTAAAGCGGCCTCGCCGTTGCTTAGTAAAACCAGCTCAGCGTCTTCATAATCCTTTAAAAAATACTCAGCTATTCTGCATGTTTTGCCGTTAATCCAGCCTTGTGATTGAGCTGTTTCAGTCTCCCAATCGCTTAGCTTAGCAAGCCCTGAATCTGAATACTCAGATTTAAAATCATCATGTGGTACATCATCAAAAATAAATCCCCAATTTGCATCAGATCCATCCTTTTCTTTTGAAAATGGATCTAGCTGAACTGAGTTTGGATTTCTGATTCTTTTAATTAGAATTTTTTGTTTAAATGATGTTGGACTTTCGTACTCTGTTACGATTCTCCAAAATCCATAAGACCTGCGAGCGGCATTCTCAAAGCCGGTGTCATATGCGACCTCGGCATTTGATTCGTTTTCAATACTGCGGATTAATCCTTGAATTATTTTGGCCGTTTCCGGATCTGCTTTATCATCGACTGGGAAAACCTTGATTGAAGGTCTATTTAATTTGGAATCATTTGTAATTTGTCGGACGACTTGAGCGACGCGATTGATAGTCAGAATCGGGCGGCCATCTATTTTTCTAGCATTTTTAATTTCTTCAGGCCACTGATCACCAGTAAGAAATCTTATATCTTCATCACCTAGTGTGCGTATTTCTCTAGTGGCCTCTTCAGCAAGCTGAAAACGCTTTTTGGCCGTAGCGATAATATCGTCATGGTCTGATTTTGAAATTTCTAGGGATTGATCCACGCAAACAGAATCGGATTGAAAAAATGTTTAATCTAATTTTACATTTAGTTTACAGAATGTTTAGTTTTTATTGGTCTTTGGTTTTGAAATCAAATGCTGTATTTTAAAGATTCCGAGCGGCGTTGATTGGGTTTGGTTTTCGGTCAATGATTTTTCTCCTGGAATCGACGATAGGTCACGCCGTCTCGGGCCTATCCCATCCATCCGAATTCAGAGCCGCCATTGTGATAGTCTTCGTGATTTACATGCTCTATAGCTTGTGGAAACTTTGCGTGAAGTTCTGGATCTAAAATCCTAGCACGACAATCAAACATGTCATCGTGAACAGAGACGGGGAATGATAAGTATTCATTGGCAATAAATAAAGCCACATAGTCCTGAACTTTGCCTTGATGGTCAACAAAGTTTAAGAACTTAGGCATATAAAATCGGCCTTGTTCAAATATTGGGATTAGTTTTTTAATCCTGTCTTCTTTGGCTAGAGCGCCGCCGAGCTCAATAATATTAAATCTGTAGTTCTCTTGCTCCATTACATACTGAACGTGTTCGATATCTGATTGCATTCCATAGCGTTCGTATCCAACACTCATTGGTTTATGCTTTCTGTGAAGTTCAAATAATTTAGTAGCTCTCTGAGTGAGGTTTAATCTATCTCTCACGCCATCAATTAAATAATAGTTCCCATCTGGAGCGAGCGCGACAACTTCCATGACTGTGTAATCGCTTGTTGTTTTCTTTTTGCTTGCTGGATCAACTAGAATATATTTATTCCAACCCTTGGTGTCGTTTAGCTTGTCGTAGTATTTGAGCCACTCTTCTTTGAATCCCATCGATTTATCAGCAACTGGATCTTGAAGCATTTGCGTGCCAAAGGTATATGGACCCATGTCTCTGCGCTTTTCAAATAAACTCTCACGAGACATAAGCACCGGCTCGCCATCCATTTTACCATTATCAGTAGCTGCATAAATTCTAGGAACTACAGAGCCTCTATCCATCATCGTACGATAGGTGTCATTTACATGATAGCGAGTACCAATATATCTCTTAACGCCGCCATCAGAGCCGAGATTTAATGATAACTCCCATGCGCCTGTTACTTTTTTAATTTGATCAGGAGTTGTTACCGATTCTCTTGTGACCACGTCATCATAAACTAAAATAGTGAAATGCTTTGATGTTGGCTGACCGTCAACCACACCCCAAGCCTCGACGTTTGCCTCTTTTGGATTAGTTTTTCTTTTTAAAATAATTCCATTATCAAGCGACCACTTAGGAGCTTCACTTGCTGGATTTTCATATAAAATATCTGGGAATAAACTTTTAAGAAAAGTATTACCCTCAAGCTCTCTTTTGATCTGATCTAAGAATCCTTTTGCTATTGGTCTTGTGTGACTGAATATTCCAATAAGCGTGTGATCTGGATCAATTAATAAATCTTGAATTGATTTTCCAAAAGTAATAATTGTAGATTTGTAATGCTCCCGAGCCCATAGATCTAAGCATCCGTTTGGTTTTGCCTCGACTTCCCTGCATCTAGCATAGAGCCAATCTCGATCGATGTCTTTTCGCTTGCAAGCAATTGTGAGTAAAAAAAATAAATCTTTTTTGCAGAGCTCTCTTAATGCAGCGGTGTCATTATCTTGCAAGACATTTAAATAGAGTTCGTTTGATTGCTCGCGAGTAAGATCAGCGCAGATCATTTTTTCCTGACTCTGTTAGCTAGAGCTTTAGTCAAGGATGCGGGCTGTGTTTCAATTGCCATTTTAGCCGCTGGCAAACAGCATTTTTTAAATTTAATTTTGGAGCCGCAAAAGCAGTCATGATTTCGTGGGTATTTTAAAATTGGATTCCACTGTGAACCTTTGCGCAAAGCATAGCCTTCGCCTGGAGTCGGAATTGTTTCGATCTTAAGGGTTTTTATGTATGCGTATTTTAAGTAGTCTTTGATTCCCACTACTTATCCTTAATTTGATTAATTCTATCTGCGAGGTCTGGTTGATTTACGATGACGGCGCCATCGTGGGTAACCTTCTTATCCTCTTCGCCAGGTTGTTTATCACGCCACTTGAAACGATTTTTCATATTGAATATCCATATCGATGCATTCAGCGTGGATGATTTATGGTAAGCATCGTCACCTCGGCCACTTGATTCTGAGACATTCAAGATGTTTTCAACGCCTAGCTTTTCCCAAAATAACTGGCAATTCGCAAAGGCCATTTTTTTGGACTCGGAAAATTCTTCGTGAACCTTAACCCATTCGTGCAAAGTATCTTGATTAACTTCAGCTATAGCCGAAAAAGATTCAAAACTCAGACCTTTTGACATGTGCTCAATTAATAGTTCACAGAATTCAGGTTTATATTTAGAGGGCCGCCCACGAGGGTTTTCATCCATATAATCAGAATGCCGTCTCATTTAGTTTAATCTAGTTTTACTTTATGTTTACATTACATTTATGTTTTCTTTTACATTTAGATACTTTACATTTTTAGTATGACTGAAAATCAGAAAGAGTTTTTCGAATCAATGTTTGCAGGAATAAATCAAGAAGATCATCAATCCTTAACGGCTGATAACAGAAAAGCTGTTACGATTTGGCTTCCAATAGATTATCAAAAGAAATTCGAGCAGGTCCAGTCTCAGACTAAAAAACGCTTTGGCAAAAAGCTTCGCGAGTTTATCATGCAGGCTCTTGATCAGGTTGCTGGGTAGCTTAAAATTTATCGCAAGCCGTATCCTCAATAAGTGTAATACTTGTTGGCTCATCAGATGAGCCTGTTGAGCGATTGAAAGATGCCATAAGAGTATCTTTCGTATAATACAAAACATTAGAATTCGTATCTGATATTTTCATGGTAAATGATTCTGTTCCTACTGGAGTACAAGTTTCATAACTATATTTAACAGTAAAGACATCTCCAGACCTTGTCCATTTTCCTATATTTTTCCTAACATAACCAGAAATTAAACCACCATTATTATTAAGTTTAAAACTAAGTGACTGAATATCTCCACCTGGATCAATTAAACCAATAAGTCCTATGGATGTTGTTGATGTAGAAGCAGGTGATACATATATCCAGGTTCCAAATACTGGATCTGTCGGAGTAGATGTCTCCTCATTTTTCTTACATCCAGAAAATGCAAGAATTATGAAAATAAGTACTATCAGTGTTTTCATTTTTTCTCCTTGGTCTAGATTCCGTATTCGCCAAATAAACCAAATTACTTTAGTTAAGAAAAATTGTGGACCAAAATGAATCACATCTGAATTTAGTAATACGTGAATTAAAGCAGATCGATTTAATATTGATCTCAGTGTGGGGAAAGTGGTCTTGTGAAAAAGCGGTATGTAATTGAGACGATCAAAAGAAAGCTATGTGAAATTCTGGCATTAATGGATGTGATGGAAAAACCTACGCCCATTCCGGTAAAGCCGACTAGAGTGCTTGTCGTTGTGGATAAGGATGGTGAGCGGCGGGTTTACAAGGAGTATTAAGTTTTCTTTTTCATTAATTTTAAATTTGCTTTATGGTTTCTCAAATTAATCTGATTTGCTTTTTCAACCATATCATATTTTGTTTCAAATGGAGGAATGCAGAATGAAAACTCTGTTTTTCCGTTAATATTTTGAATTAAAAAATCTCCAAGAGCGATAATATCCATTCCGATTAAGACATCCGTATTTGGACCAAGATTAGCTTCACTAACTTGCACATTAGTAATCGTTACCGTTTGGCTTATTATTACATCCGCTAGGTAAGTTCTGGCGAGATTGCTTCCATTTGCGGTGTGCATTGTGGTAACCCCAATTTGGGTTAAGCCAAGATCAGTAGCTACCTTTGGCGTAATGCAAGTATTTGTTGCTCCGGTATCCCAAACCATATTTTCAACAGATATAGTTTTTTTTGACAGGGGATCTTTTACCATTCCAGCAGTATTTAACGAGCGAGCTACGCCATCTCTGAATGAAAGTTTAAATACATGATGTGGGTGAGTCATTTCTTAGCCAACTCTAGAATGGAATCGCACTTGGTCTTCGTCTGGCGAAACGTGCTGAACAAGGAATGTTCCTAGCGTTACTGTTTTTGCCGTGTGCTCAACGGCTTCGTGAACATTGGAATACACGCCAATAACTTCTTTGTTTTTAATGACAATAAACTTACCCTCGTATTTCTTAAGAAATTCCGATTTGTTATCTAAATAATATTGATATTCAGGTTTTAAGTTTACGCTCATCTGGCCTCTTTTCTTATTATATGATGTATCGTGCTAAATATCTAGAAAATCAACCTGTAATTAAACAAAAGTAGTTTATATCTTTTTAGAGCGTGATTTACTTGTCGTTTGTCCACGTATAGACCTGCGCGCCTCTATTAAGCCTTTAGCCTTATCTTGAATATAAGCAGCCTCATCATCGCTGAGTGACTCTATATATTTGATCAGCTTGCCCTTGGGGGAAGTGTCTAGGATTGAGACGGGTGGTGGTTTTGCGGCTTCGATTTTTGCAACGACGGCTTCTGCTATTTCATTTATTGATGGGATAAAAAGTTTATTTTCTATCTGATTTGAGACTGGTTTAGCTGGATCCATCAATAACTCTGCCTCAGTAACTCCAAGAAATTCTGCTATTACATTTCTGGTTTCTTGGTTCCCCCCAGAGATGCCGCCCTCAATATCACGAATAGTTGGATACGGCATTTTTAACGCCTCAGCAAACGCCTTCCCGCTGCGAAAACCTTTCGACTTTCGCAACCTGACGATGTTTTTTCCAAAAATAGGATTTGCTCTTTTTTTAACCATTTTAACTACTTGCATTATAATCACGTTTAATACGTAAATATACACGCACCATACGTTAAATAAGTCTTGCTATTTTACGTATTATACGTATAATTGTTTATATGAATGGAAAGAAGCAGAAAACGGATCCCTTGGTACAGCTGGCAGATAGTTGGGCAAAGAAAATAGGCAGACGAGCAGCAATGGGAAGATTGCTGAATCGTAACGTCGCGGTCGCAACCGCAGAGAAAATTTGCTACGGACGATACTATAGCTCTCCTCGGGAAATACTCGCGGACATCCTGAAAGAAGAACTGTTTAAAGACGGTTTCGTGGGAAGCGAAGCCTCTTAATTTAGAACTCAACACTACAAAGCAAAGTCTATACCACACCACTGGTTGGCTACTGCTTTGCCAAAAAAGGATACAGCATGAGAGAGTTTCGCGACCTACAAGATGATGAACAGACCGTTTCGATAGACGTTACGGTCCGCATTTTGAGCGGAAGCGTGAACTTGGTTAGTTATTCTGTATTCACTCAAGTAAATGATGATTGGGAGCAAGTCGCAGATCCTTCAAAAGCAAGAGAGTTAATTCATAGGTTTGAATATTTAATAGCTAAAGAGCTTGAAAAAATAGGAGTTGATTATGACTACATTGTCGCTAGCTAAGGGCGCATGGAATAGGATTGACCATATTAACACGCTTTGCGCTTTGGAGATGTCCAGGGGAATGCTTGTTATTTTATTTCGTACATACATGCCTAATGTAGATGCTTCGATATATATTCAACCGATTGACGATGCCATTAAGCTATTAAAGGAGAGCTCGCTATGAGTGAAGAAAGCAAATCATTATTATTAATAGTAAATGAAGCAATGGATCTTGAAAGAATTCTTGTTGAGTCAGGTGGCGAGGTTTCGGAGTCGCTTGAAAAAATGCTCGCAGTTAATAGCGCAGAGCTTGCGATTAAAGCAGATGGTTATGTCGAAATTATAGAGCGCTTTGATTCCCTTAAAGATCACTATAAAAAGCGTGCTGAATTCTATTCTAAAATAGCTTCCCAATGCGGAAATGCCGTAACTCGTTTAGAGGATAACATTAAATTTGCGATGCAAGAGCTTGGCGTTGATGAAATCAAAGGTATTGACATGCGATTTAAGATGTCACCGACTTCGGGTTCGCTTGCTATTTTAGATCCAGAAATGGTCCCAGTCGAGTTTAAATCTGAAAAAGTTGAAACCGTAATTGATAAGAAGGCTTTAAAGGAGGCTCTTAATTCTGGTAAAAATATACCTGGAGCCGAGATTATCACAAGCCACTCATTGCGAGTTTATGCCAATACTCCAGAGAAGAAATCCAAAAAGAAAGAGGTCGTATGAGTAATGTTTCAACAATCACAGAAAAGAACATGCAGGCCGTTGAATCGGCCTTAGTTAGAAATGATATTTCAAAACTTTCAACCGCCGAACGGATTACATACTTACATAAACTTTGCGAGTCGGTTGGGCTAAACCCTATGACGAAGCCTTTTGCGTTTATAACGCTTCAAGGAAAAGAAGTTGTTTATGCGCAAAAGGATTGTGCAGAGCAGTTAAGGAAAATTCACGGCGTTTCAATACAGATAATTTCAAAGGGTGTCGTTGGAGATTATTACGAGGTTCATGTTAGGGCCAAAGATCGCACAGGGAAAGAGGATGAGGACTTTGCTTCTATTCCGCTAAATAGTGCTAAAGGTAATGATTTTTCAAATCTTACAATGAAATGTGTTACTAAAGCCAAGAGACGAGTAACTCTTTCTATATGCGGTCTTGGAATTTTAGACGAGTCAGAGCTTGATACAATCGCAAATGTTTCGCCTGGAAAAAATCCTCAAATTGAAAATCCATTCAAAGAAGAAATGAAAGACGTAACTCCATCGACTGAAATACCAGAGGCTCTAAAAGATGATTTGGGAGACTTTATTTGTCGAGTTGGTAAGAAGTACGCTGGAATGAAGTTGTCTGAAATTGATTTATTTGAGTTAGATAATTTTGTTAAAAATACTAAGCAGTGGTTTGATGATGAAGGTAAAACGCCTAACTCGATGTGGGTTGAATTCTTTGAAGTCGCTGAGACTTATTTGAAATCAAAGGAGTCTAAGTAATGGCATTAGATTATTCAAAGATCTCAGATGTTGAAATTGATGGAATTGATCATAGAGATGCGCCTGATTACGTTGATGCTTTTATTTCGTCAGCCAGTTATGACGGCCGCCCGATGACTGATGAAGAATTAGATGAATTAAATAGTGATTCTGATTTTGTTTACTCATGCGTTGATGATAGGCTGCACTAATGTCATTCAATCAAAACAACCACCACTGGCCGCCAGGAATGCCATCTAAAATTCTAGAAGAGATCAGGAAAAATAAAAAGATGAACAAACCAACCGATGACGAACTAATGACACTAGCATTTTTTATGTTGATAACTTTCTTAGTAAGCATGGTGATTAAATATTTGGGGAATGTTTAAAAGGAATTAATGGATGACGATAAATATAAAAGGATTTTCAAAAAGGCCCGCGCTTACGCAGCTAAACGAGGATTTGGAGATGAGTCTGATGACTTTGCACAAGAATATGCAATTAAATGCCTTACCTCAGGACGTGAGCAAAAGCTTGAGTGGGCTTTTATCGACTATTCAGATTCACTCAGAGCTCACAAAAGGGTACTTAGCAGTCCTTCAGGGTACCTTTCAGAGAATGTCACAGTCAGCCTTGATGCCCCCATCGCAAGTCAGGACAACGATACTTCAAAACTTAGTGATTATATCGGAATGTCTGGAGATGAGCTGGATAATGTCGGATACGATCAACAAAACAAATCAATACTTAACGGAAAAGAATCTATGATTTACGATTTACATTTTAATCAAGGATATACGTTAATGCAAATCGGCGAGTATTTTAAAGTCACTGAATCACGAGTGTCGCAATACTTAAAAGAAATTAATCGTAAAATCGGATCGCTATATGAAAATGGAGAAATACTAAATTTATTCTTATCAAAGATTGAATCAAAAGAAGCCAGGGTTTTAACGATTAAAACATTTAAGCAAGGTATTAAGAAGAATGTATTCAAGGGCTGAGAATTCTGTGATCACTTACGTTATGAATGGGCTTCCTAATAAAGAAATCGCAGACCTTCTTTGCGTTTCAGAGAAGACAATAAAGTTTCATATAACCAATATTTATAAAAAGGCCGGAGTGCGGTCGCGTGCGGAATTTATTTCTGAAACTCATGGCAACAGAATTACTACAGATCAGTCAAATGACTTTAAACAAATTGTCACAAAAGAAAAGGGGAATAACATGAGCGATCTTACACAAGGATCAAGACCAATAAACCCATCAGGACTTCAACAGGGCGCAAGGCAGGTTCAGGTTATTGGTAAAAGCCAAGAAGATAAAATAACTTTTATTGATGAGAAATTCAGAGTTGGTGACACAATTACTGCGCTTCACAACATGATGAAAGAAGTTACCAAAGATGAAATTACCCCAAGCACAGTGAATGCAGCTTGTAACTGCGTTGCGCGACTAAATGAAACCATTAACACAGCAATACAGGCAGCGAAGTTTTTAAATGAGAGATAATCGGTGGTCGATTAAAAATACTTTGCAGCTACAAAATATGGTTTTGTCTGGCGCGATGCTAAACAAAAACATCGCAGAATATTTTGGTGTTAAACCAAACACAATAAGCGCTAAATTGAAATCGATGGGCTTAAGGAATGTAGCTGTTAAAAGTATTGTTGGTAAATGGAATCAAAAACATTTTCACTTGAGAGAGTCTGTTATGACTTACTTTCTTAATCACACAGCGGATGAGTGTTGCAAGAAGTTTAAGCTCACTAAAAGTGAATTTAAAAGCCTGATGACATCTGGTTATAAAGATCTAAGGCTAAAACACTTAAGAAAAGAAACTCGTCGTCGTGATGCTTGGTCGGCCAGAGAATATAAGTTTTTACTTCAATACTCTGGACTCCGTCCTCGATGGTGGATTGCAAAACAGCTAAACCGCGGAGGAGAGCTTGGAATTAAAGATCGTTTAGATATGCACGGCATATCATCAAAGAACCTAAACGGCCTGACGCTGTCTCAATTCCGTGAAGCTTTTGGAAAAGATCCAGATTGGTTCATTCAAACTTCAGCCGGACCAGGTGGTAATCTGCATGGTGGGACTAATGGATTTTTTAAAATTATCCCTTGGGTTTATTTGAAACGAGAGATCGATAGTAAGAGGCTTCATGCACACGAGATAATTGTGAAGCTGGTTGAGGCAATGGCAATGTTTCAGGAGTGGTATTTCGAAGGAAATGCTCTTGCAAAGATTAAGAAAAGGAAATTTGTATGAAAAAAGAATTAGAGTTAATATCGCTTGATGACGCAGTAGTATTCTTAAACAAGCTTCATTCAATTGATCCAGTAAAAGTAGGTCGTTCATTTTGCGGCAAACAACATTTATATAATTGTATCTTTCAAAAAAAATTGAAAAGATATGGTCCAAAACATATCGCAATGGTTGATAAGAACGAAGTTGAAATCGTTTTAGGGCCGAAGAAAGCAACTGGATAATGGACGAAAGAATCCGCAAAAAATCACACTTTGATGACGAAATATTTATCAATGAGCATGAGATATATTACTATCGAGGGACTCCGTATGGATCTAAAACTCAAATCGAAAAGTCTTTAAAGCTTAGAGTTGGAGCTACTCAAAAAGATGTTATCCGAAATAAAAAAGATCTTTTAGATTCACTGCAAAACATTGGTCCTAGACTTGGTCGATCATCAAGCCAGAATATATTTAAACAGTATGTTGCGTTTAGAGAAAAGGAAGCTGAGTCGCCGGAGGTGCTTTCAAGGTCTTCATTTAAAGAAACTAAAAACATTGTTATAAATCATTTTATTCCTTGGTTTATGAATCTTAGGGTTGAGCATGTTGATCAAGATGCGTTTGATGGATATGCAGAAGCTAAATTTAAAAAAGGTCTAGAGCTTAGGAATCACAGAAAGGTTTTAAATCATTTTTTAAAGTGGTGTGTAAGAAATAAGTTTTTAAAAACTAGACCAGAGATTCAGCTACTAAAACAATTTACAAAAAAGAAACGTCAGCGAATTATTTTATCAGATGATCAAGTAAGATCTATTTTCAAAAACTCAAATGAGAAGCTTACATTATATATTTCTATGTATTTATTTATGGGCATGAGAAACATGGAGATCTGTCAGTTAAGATGGGATGAGATAGACTTTAAAAATAGAGCGCTAAGAGTAAATCCATTTTCAAATAGAAAACGAAAGTCTAGAGTAATTCCGATTAACTCAGCTGTAATAGATATGCTTAGAGTAAAGCAGATTAACACCGATAGTCCTTATGTTTTTCCAAATGAAGTAGACAAATCAAGACCTATGCATAAATCATCAATTAGAAAGCCCTGGAAGGCGCTACTTGCTAATAGCGAAGTCGACACGGCTTTGACTCCGCATGATCTAAGGGCGACCTTTGAAACGCATATGCATCGTAATAAAAACTTTACTGACACTCAGAGAGAAAAGATGGCTGGGGCCGCGATTGATGTACAGAAAAACATCTACATTACGATGGATGCTGATGCTCTTAGGGGGCTTGAAAATTCGGTAGATATTAAGGGAATTTCTAAGCTTTTAAAAATGAAATTAGGGAAGTCGCTAGGGAAGTCTACATCTAAAAAAAGGCAAAGAAGGGCCTAATTGCATGGAATTATTAATAAATTCATCACACAATTCGATCACTCCTAAACCGTTTCCTAAACGGTCGATCCCTGTTCAAGTCAGGGTGGGGACACCATGTTCTATTGTATTAGAGCTCACAACCCATATATTCACTATATTACTATTGTTACTCAAATTTAATCTGATTTTTAGGGAACTTTTAGGGAAGTATTTACTCTTACTTACTCCTATTTATTCACCAAATAACCAGCCTGTCCTTAACCTAATCTTACCATATTTTCGGCATTTTAATCAAAAACTTAAATCAATATTGGACGTTTCGGGGAGCTACTGTGGGCAACAAAAGATTCACTGATAAATCAAAATGGCGAAACGAATGGTTTCGAACTTTGCCACTAAAAGCAAAACTAGCTTGGATGTATCTTTGCGATGAATGCGACAATTCAGGCATCCTAAAAACAGACTGGGGACTGGCTACTTTTCAACTTGGTTTTACAGTTGATGAATTGATTTTTCGTGAATGGTTCGGCGATAAAGTTTTCTTTATAACAAATGATCAAATTCTCATCGTTCAATTTTTCGAGTTTCAATATGGTCAATCAAAAGATTCATGGTCTGCTAAAATAGAGGCTCGTAAAACATTAGAAAACTTAGGTTTTTCTATCGTTAACAATAAGGTTTATTTAGGTGATTTAAATAAATTAGAAAGCACTGTCACCCCACTGTGTGGGGATAGTGTAGACACTACACTAATTAGAGGTAGAGGTAGAGGTAGAGTTAAAGGTAGAGTTAGTATTAAAGGGGAGTGTGAGGGGAAAAACGATTTACCCGAACTTGCAAATCTTTGGAATACTCATTGTGGATCGTTAGCCAAAGTAATAGGCACCAATAAATCTAGAAACAAAAAAATCACTGAACGACTAAACGAAGCGCCGCTCGAAGAATGGGTTACGGTAATTAAAAAATTAGCCGCCTCAAGCTTCTGTAATGGCTCCACAGGCTGGAAAGCTGACTTTGACTTCCTGATCCAACCAGAAACTCGTTTGAAGGCCCTAGAGGGCAAATACGACGATCGAGTGCCTCAAAACAAAAACCAAATTAACCAAGGTTATGAACACAGTGAGTCAGCCGAGGAAACCAGAAAGGCGTTAGGACTATGAGTCTAGAAAAAGTCGATCGCGAAGTTTTAGTAACAGCTTTTATTAAATCGCTAACCGAAAAACCAACGCCGGAAGAAATTGAAGAATTAAAAATAAAAAATAGAATTGATGAAGAGGAACGTAAAAAAGAATTTAGATTGAACGAGTCTATCGAAAACTATCATAAATTCTTTGAAGAAAATCGCTTTTTGCCACTGGATGCCATCGATAGAACAATCGAGGATTTAAAACCAGATAATCCAGAACTGTACGGCTATTTGCAAAACTGGAAAATTTTCGGTCCTTATGGATTTTGTATCTGTGGTCCAGTTGGCACTGGCAAAACCTACGCACTGACAACCATTTTAAACCTAATAGCTTCCACATTGCGTGATAAATGTTATCCGATCTATGGAAGTATTTATTGGAATACTTCGTCAATGATCCTAGAGGATTTTAGAGACTCTTTTAACGAAAGAGAATCTGTCATGGATAAAATTGAAAAAATACAAAGCAAAAGATTTCTATTCATCGATGATTTCGGAGCCCATAAAGTTTCAGATTTTGCTATTGAGAAGCTCATTTCAATTCTGGATTACAGAGTAAATAATAACCTACCAACTTTCTTTTCCACTAACTGCAAAATAGATCAAATGAAAACCACATTCGGTGATCGCATTTTTTCTCGAATCACAGCAACATCTGTAATGGTTGAAATTAAAGGTAAAGACCGCCGTTTAGACATTCACGCTGCAAGATTAAAACAATTAAAAGGAGAACAATAATGGAAGCCTCTGGGAAACTTAACAGAATGCTAAAGTTAAACGAAATAGCAATTAAATCAATGTTTACAGGAGTCGATCTTGATAAGCACTCAGACTATAGATTTTGGGCATTAAAGATAACTCATATTACAAGCCAACTTGCTAATGAAGAATTGATACGCGCAACTGAATTTGTAAAGACCGATGTCTATGAAGAAATTAAGCCTAAAATAAAATTCAAAAATAGTCGCGGGCAATGGACTGAGATGACGACAAACATAGATCCAGAAGTAAAAAAGAAAAAGACTAAGACAATTCATAGAAAAATTTAATTTAAAAACTGAATTAGTAGAAAAGGAGACCACGTGATAACAAAAATGACCCCGGACCAAGAATCAAAAGTCCCAGTATATCTAAAAAAATGGCTTGATATGGGATATAGAACTAGAAAAGTAGATAAAGAAAAAGCCACACAGGCGGTTTATTTCTTGTATGAAAAAATTCTCAAGATGGATAAACCAAAATATGTAATTCACTTAGATTCACCAATGGCGTGTCAGTTGGCTGCTAATTTAATTAAAAATACTAAGTTAGATTCTAAGCAGCTTGATTCGCAGCTTCGTTCGCAGCTTGGTTCGCAGCTTCGTTCGCATCTTCGTTCGCAGCTTGATTCGCAGCTTGGTTCGCAGCTTGATTCGCATCTTCGTTCGCAGCTTGATTCGCAGCTTCGTTCGCATCTTCGTTCGCAGCTTGATTCGCAGCTTGGTTCGCAGCTTGATTCGCAGCTTGGTTCGCAGCTTGGTTCGCAGCTTGGTTCGCAGCTTGGTTCGCAGCTTGGTTCGCAGCTTGGTTCGCAGCTTGATTCGCAGCTTCGTTCGCAGCTTGGTTCGCAGCTTGGTTCGCAGCTTGATTCGCAGCTTGATTCGCAGCTTGGTTCGCAGCTTGGTTCGCAGCTTGGTTCGCAGCTTGGTTCGCAGCTTGATTCGCAGCTTCGTTCGCATCTTGTTTCGCAGCTTGGTTCGCAGCTTGCTTCGCAGCTTGATTCGCAGCTTGCTTCGCAGCTTTATTC